AAAACTTCGTACAGGCAGAAAAGTTGCCCGATTTTGAGGATGCAAACTTCGTTCTGAGCATTGACCCTGCAGGAGCAAAGCCTTGGACGATGGTCCTCTTTGCGATTGATGCACATGGAGTCGCCTGGGCGGTTAAGGAGTTCCCTGACTTCGACACATGGGGTGGATGGATTGATCTGACTAAGGATAAACTGTCTGCCGGTGAGGCCGCCCAACCGAACGGGTATGGATTGAAGGATTATGCGGATGAGATTAGGAGGATGGAAAAGATTTGTGGGGATAATCAGGTTGTACGGATTATCGACCCTCGTTTAGGGGCGGCAAGTTATCAGAAGTCGGAAGGATCTTCTAATATTATAGATGATTTAACGGATGAAGATATCATCGTTGAACCCGCTGAGGCTCTTGATATCGAGACGGGCTTGCAGGCAATCAACAATCTACTGGCATGGGATCGGGACAAGCCAATGGATTTGGATAACAAGCCAAGATTGATGTTCTCGGATGAATGTCAGAATTTGATTAGCTGTATGCAGGCTTACCAGCCAAGTGCTGGGCTAAAATGTCCGAGTAAAGATTTTGTAGATAATATCCGGTATTTTTCCATCGGTAATTTCGAGTACCATGATGAGGAGAGTTTTTTACCTTCAGGCGGGGGGAGTTATTAAATTATGAAATCTAAAAAGGTGATGCCTCGGCATCGTAAGGAAATCATTAGGCTTCGGGAGGCTGGCAATACATGGCCTGAAGTAGCGAAGCTTGTGGGCTTCAGTCGGGCAACAGTACAAAAGGTATACAAGGAGGATGCAAAGCCCCCTGAGCCTCCCCCACAGCCCAAGGAGGAGGAAGTTGTGCCTGAATTACCTAAATACGAAGAGGCTAGGGTGCTTGGACCAGTCCCCAATCCTCGTTTAATGCGTATATTCTTTAAGGATCGTGAAGGTGTAGGGGTTTGCGTGAAGAGGCCACAGGATAATCACCGTCCTAACAGCATGGTTTTAGTCAAGAAGGTGGAAGGCAATGACGAGTTGTACAGATTGGTGTGAGACATCGGAAGATAAGGATCGGAGGATCGATATGATGCTTCGTGAAATGGTCATCGAGCATGGGATTGAATCTTTAGCCAGCGGTGAGGAACCTGAACCATTAACTCTACAGGAGATTTCGGAATTTGTGGGGATTGGGTTCACATCGCTCCAACGAATCGAGCAACAGGCCTTGGATAAATTAAGAAATAAAATGTTAAACTAGTAAGTTTAGAAAAATGGAAAACGAAGTACAATTATACGAAGAAAAGCCCGATGTTGATGAATTAAAGCATGAGTTTGAACGGGCAAAAGCAAATTTATCATCATGGATGGATAAAGCCGAGGATGCTCGGGAGGTTCGATTTAATGAGTGGGCAGGCAAAACAGGTGACGGCAAGAAGAGCGGACCTGAAGCCTTTCCGTTTGAAGGCAGTAGTGACCTTGACCCCAATGTTATAAACCCATTGATCGATGGGGATGTGGCGACTCTCACGCAGGCCCTCACACAGGCTAACCTGGTAGCCGCGCCTGTGGAGAGCGGTGACATAGCATCGGCCAAGTTGGTAAGTGAATTTTTGAAGTGGCGAATGGGGACGATGGATGAACTGATGAGAGAATCAGCCATCGGTGCTAATTATTTACTTCAAAACGGACTGACTTTCTTTGGCACTTATTGGAAACAGGAGAAGACTCGCAAGTTTGAACCATTAAGTTTGGAAGAAATTGCCCAACAATCGCCCGAATTAGCAATGGCTATTCAGGACCCTGAGATGAAGGAGGGAGTCGAGGAAATGTTCTATCCGATGTTTCCAAAGTTGAAGAAGAGACGGGTCAAGAAGATGCTTAACGAACTTCGTAAGACTGGTGAGACAGAAATACCTACTGAAAAGATGGTGGTAAATCGTCCGGCAGTAAAAGCGTATGAGCTTGGGCGTGAATTAATCGTGGATAGTAACACCATCGATCTAGAGTCCGCCCGTTCTATCCATTGTATCCATTATTATACTCCTGAAGCGTTAAAGCAGAAGGTAAATGAGGGCTGGGATGCCAAATGGATAGATGGAGCTATCGAAAAGGCAAAAGACTTCTTTGAGGAGGAATCTTACAGTAATTTTAACTATGGAAATGATTATTCGACTCAGAGTTATGAGGGATTAATCCGAGTAGTTACCACATATCGTAAGGAATTGGACGAGGACGACTGCCCAATCGTTATTAAGACCTGTTGGACGGACGAAATGGAAGAAGCAGGTTTCCATGAACCTGTTGGATATGACGAGGGTCGGTATCCATTCGTATGTATCACGCGAGAGCATTTGAATCATCGGTTATTGGATTCTCGGGGATACCCTGAATTGTTGAAGAGCTACCAGGTGGCCGTAAAAACAGAAATGGACTCGCGGCGAGACGCAACATCGATGACTACAATGCCTCCATTTCTTTACAGCTTAGGCCGCAGGCCCGAACGGATCGGTCCAGGCGCACAGATTCCTGTCCGCCGTAGGGATGAAGTCGGATGGATGGATACGCCAAGGTATTCACCAGCATCGACACAGGTGGAGATGGAAATTCGTCAACTTTGTAATCGCATAACCGGTCGGGCGACTGGTCCTGAAGATGCGGTGGAAGCAAATGCGTTAAAACAGCACTTGGTTAATTGTTGGCTGAGTGGATGGAAGGAAGTTTTAAAGCGTGTATGGTGCTTGGATCGTACTTATTCGGGGCCAATGGTTTGGTTTCGGGTTACCAATAACGAGCAAGGCGCACAGCTAATCTTGGATGAAACTGCGGAGTTGTATGACTTCAATATTTCATGGAACTCGATGAATCAGGATGAGGAGAAGGTTCTTCAGAAGTTGGACACAGTAGGTAAGCTAATGTCTCAGTATGACCGCCAAGGCCAAGCTCGTTACGATGTATATCTTCGCAAAGTAATCGAAGCAATCGATCCAAACCTTGCTGGTCAATTAATTGCACCTGCTGAAGAGGCAACTGATAAAGAGATTAAGGAAACATCTGCGGATCTCGCTAAAATCTTTAGTGGTCAGGTGGTCAATGCACCACAGGGAGCAAATTCTCAACTTCGTTTACAATTCTTGCAACAATATTTGGCAGGAACGGACGAAATTCCAGCCACAGACATCCAAAAAAGGATGCAGGAGGACGAGAATTTTGCGAAGCGACTACAGACATATGCTGGTCAGCTTGAGCAACAGCAAGCCCAACAAAGAAACGCGCTAATTGGTCAACTAGGGACCGCACCTGGAAATGTTCCAGCCAGTTCAATGTAATGAATAAAAAGAAACCAGGACTATGGGCAAATATCGCCGCTAAGAAGAAACGCATTAAGTCAGGCTCGGGTGAGCGGATGAATAAGCCTGGTAGTAAAAACTACCCAACGGCAAAAGCCATCAAAGCCTCACAAACCAAGAAGAAGAAAAAAGCATGAATTTATCTGATGCTATTGCTGGTCTTAACGACCAAACAGAATGGAAATTCGTCAAGAAATTCATCAAGGAGCAGAGGGACTCCTGTTTGGTAGACTTTCAGGATTATAATCATGTGGACAACCCACAAAAGCTTGCCCGTCTGTCGGGTGAGATCGCTGGGCTAAGTAGGCTAATAAGTTGTATCGAAAATGAGGATGACCGAGACCCCGCATCAGCAGTTTAAAAACGAGCATCGTGCATTATTGAATCGATGGATCGAAGAATCGGACATCGATGATTTGGAAATGGCAAAGATTGCGATGGATGATCTTAACGAATGGCTTGACGATGATATCTTCATTTTTGAGATCGAAGATGAAGAGGGCGGGTAGCCTTTACGAACAGCAGTTTTTTTTAGATGCTCTAAAGAATGGCTTAGAAGTTTTTACTCCCCTTGGTGACTATTTGCCACAGGATTGTATTGTTATGAACTCGGCAGGTCGTACCTTTCGAGTACAGATAAAAGGCACATCTACTTTATTGCATGACACAAGGGGTAAAGGACTCGGTCGTTACATGATTACATCGGCAACAGGCAAGAAGGTAAAAGAAACCATAGACTGCACTAAGGTCGATACCCTAGCGGCCTATGTCGAACCTTTAAATAAATGGTACATCATACCATGCATGGATTTGGATAACGCAATCCGCATAAGTTTGTATCCTCACAATACTAAATCAAAAGCCAAGTATGAAGGGTTTCAGGACAACTGGAACGCATTTAAAATTTCCTGAATAATCCTAATTTTTATCTGATATAATTGTCATTGGCGGAGTGTATTTACTGCGCAGATCAATACAAGAGAGTGCGAACTCTTCAAACGCAGAGAAATTATGGCAGACACAGTTATTAGCGAGGCTCCGGCTGAATCCACGGGAGCAGAAGACAATCAAGCGCAAGGCCCAATGAGCATGGAAGATTTGGCGGCATCCTTTGTCGATCAAGTTGAAAGTGACCAGAAGGCATCTGACGATGAGGCAAGCGTGGAAACTCCCGAGAGTTCCAAGCAAGCAGAAGCATCGGAAGAAGATGTTCTTTCACAGTCTATTTCCGAAGAGGAAGAAGATACCGAAGAAGAAACCGAGCAAGAGGATGAAGAGGTCGAGGAGGAGTCTGAAGAGGAACCACCAAAAGCTGTAGGTAAACTGCTCAAGCAAGTTAATAAACTAACTGCCCGAGCTAAGTCTGCTGAAGAAAACGCAGATGCACTTAAAGCCGAGATCGAATCACTCAAATCCAATAGCCAACCTACTGAGCAGGCAACCGGCCAACCTGAACTTGAAAATGTTCAGAACTTTGAAGACTTAAAAAAGTTACAAAAGGAAGCCCAAGCCGCCAAGAAGTTCGCCCTACAGAATATCGGGAAAGACTATGTCGAAGTTGATGGAAAAGAATATTCAGATGATGACATCCGTAATATCCTTACCCAAGCAGACGAGTACCTTACCGAAAAGATTCCAGCTAGGCAGAACTACTTACAGGAAAAATCTCAATGGCAACAGGATACCATAGCCACACATCCCTGGTTAAACCAGGACGATGAATCAGCAGAAGCTCGGAAAGAATTATTCGGAGGACTCAAAAGCCAATACGGCCATGTCCTGGAAAATCTTCCCAATGGTGACTTTATAGCCGCAACCCTCGTTCGAGGGATTGAAGCAATCAAGTCTGACCAAAAGGCAAAGACCGCACCTAAAAAGAAAGCGATCAAGCCCAAGAGTCCACCACCTACAGATGGAGGCAACGCCTCACCACCGGTGGAAAATGCCAATACTCGGAAACAGAAACAGAAAGATCAAATCAAGCGCCAAGGCAATCTCTCGGTAACCGATCTAGCCGCGTTTCTTAGCGACTAAACTTTATTATTAAAATTCAAAATCTTATTTAAAATGGCATTAGCAACTTCCTATAATGTAACTAGCGTTCAAGGCGCTAGAGAAAACTTAGAATCACTTCTAAAAACTGTGGAACCTACAGAGACACCTCTGTTCAGTTTCCTCCCTCAATCCGCCGCTCCTAAAGCGACTCTCAACGAATGGTTAGTAGATAGCCTCGCCGACCCATCCATTTCAGGACAAGTTGACGGAGTTGACTATTCACTTAGTGATATGAGCGACTTGGTAAATTCTCGCGCTCGTTTGGGTAACAGAATCCAAACCCTACAGGACCGCTTTTCTGTATCTCGCCAAGCTGAGATGGTAGATGTAGCACCTAATGGTCAGAACGGATTGTACAACGCTTCAAAGGCAAAATCCCTTATCCAACTCAAGCGCTCAATCGAGACTGCTATTGGTTCGTCAACTGACCAAGCCGCTGGTTCTAGTTCTGCCGGAAGTTTATTATGTGGCCTGGGCAAATGGAGTGATCCTGAAGCAACTGGAAACACTTTCGATACTTCCTTAAAACAAGGATTTCGTGCAGTAAGTGGATCTCGGGTAGACTTCGCAAACTTGACAGAATCAGGTCTTCGTGGACTTCTTCAATCTGTTTACGAAGCAAGTGGAGCTAAAGGAGAGTACAAACTTTTCGCTGGTCCTGCGGTAATGAACGCAATCACCGATTACACCCGTGCCGCTATTGCGACTAACCCAGTTTATTCCTTCACTCAAGATGTGAGCGGAAAAACCTTGGTTCGTTCTGTACTTAGTTTCATATCTGATTTTGGTTCAATCGATATCATTCCAATGCTTCACGGCGGTCGTGGAATTTCCAAAGCTATCACAGGTGCAACTAACGCCACCCCAATCGTAGTAACCTCTGCTGGTCATGGATTCTCTAATGGTGATAAGGTCACAATTAGCGGAGTTCTTGGTAATACTGCCGCAAACGGAACTCACACAGTAGCTGGTAAAACTGCTGATACTTT